GAAAAATGAAGTATTTTGCGAAACTCATCTTGTTTGTTTGACAACTTTTTAGACTTTATGTCTGAGTTGAGTTTTCTGGCTTCTTCAATGAGAGCATTTATATTAGATCCCTCCTTACGAGCTCTATTCAAAAACAAAGTCTGGTTTGTATTTGTGAGAGATGTCGTCTTAAGAAATAGAGCCATCTTTTCTTCGTTTGAGCGTATGACATTTGCCTTATCATCAGCTTTGAGTTGAGCTTCAACACGGAGCTGTTTAAAGTCATCTGTAGCCATTCTTCGTTTGAAACTGTTGCGGTTCGTGTTAGATATATTTAACTGTTCCAAGTACGCCATGAATTGATTTTCCTCTTCTTTGGCTTGCTCAGCTTCCACGACAATCTGTTTTCTTTGACGACGCCCGAGTTGTATCTTGTTTAAAAATTGCTGCTCTCTCTTGAGACCAAGTTGCTTAACTCTCGCGACTGCGAGATCAAGTGAGAAATCTCCATTAGTTGGGGTTGGTTGAATGATATTCGCAGTGGGTATTTGTGGTCCCTGAACGGCACCAGTATTTAAGTAGTAACCCAACCCCTTTTCACCTTTTCTAAAAACATAACCTTCCTTTGAACCATTGAACTTCTTGGCGGGAACAAAATTCTTTTTCTCTTTCTTGCCAAATAGTTTGGCAAAAAATCCAGGTTTCTTGTTACCGACCGGTTCTTTCACACCACCCAAAAATTTTGGTTTTCTACCTTTGGTAAAGAGACCACCGGATGGAAATGTTACCTTTGAATTTCTTTCTTTGGGGCGGTTCACATTGGTGTTCACACGGTTCATGTTGGTGTTCACACGGTTCACATTGGTGTTCACACGGTTCACATTGGTGTTGACGCGGTTCATGTTGGTGTTTACATTGGTGTTCACGAGGTTCGTGTTCACGCGATTCACATTGGTGTTCACACGGTTCGTGTTCACATTGGTGTTGACACGGTTGATATTGAAATTAGCATTGTTAACATTACTCACTGCTGTGTTATTCACTGCTGTGTTTGTGTTTGTGTTAACCGAAACCCGTCGCTTTCGTGCAAATTTAACAGGTTCGTGAACTTTCATATATCGGAGACGCTTACCGATAGCATCAACAATTTGACTCTTTGTCATCTGTTCAACATTCTTCAAATTAACCTTACGAGCGACCCGTTTAAGATCAGCTCTCTTTGTGGTTGAATCAAAAAGAAGTTCATAGTCATTGGGCTTCAATGGGGACTTTTTATCAACGAGATAAGTCCTAGTTGAATTCATGACCAATGGGGGAAGAGGCAATTTGCCGTCCTGAATATCTTGGTAAGCTTCACATATTTCTTTCTTTGTTAACTTAATATCTACCCCAGCGTTGATCTTAATCAACTTCCTAAGGTTTTCTATATCCGCGTCTGGATCACACGCGTTCATTGTTTATATTAAGTTAACAAAAAAGTGTAACGAATTATTTTATAGTAGAGTAGCCTATATTATACAACCTAACCTTTTCCTCATAGGACATACTAAAATCAAAAATATTAGTATCCTCCACATTTATTTCAAAAATCTTTGTATATTTACTGTATTCTGTTCTATTTGTGAGAGATGAACGAATCAGAGATTCTACAAACTGTCTTGGATTGTTTATTTCTTCTTGATAAACTCTATCCATTTTCAGTTTTATACATGTGACTTCGTGTGGCTTCTTACCCAAAAATGGAGTCATTGGATATTGTTCCTGTGTTCCCCCATCTATATAGGTCTTCCCCTCATACCTGCCACAAGCAAAAATGAGTGGTATCGCCATACTCATACAGACTGCGTCAATGACTTTCATATTTGGGTGAGTATCCTTAGAAAAGTACTCTGTGGATGATGAATTCAGACAATACGCGGACACATAAATCTTCATTTCCAATTCATCAAATGTGGGATCACACCCACACACTTCTACGAGTTTTTCACGAATAGGGCCTAAATCAACAAAACCAAATTTGTTAAAGAATGAGCCTATGCGTAATTTAACAAAATCGGGGATATTCAGAGATAAAGACACTTCTAGTATTTCATCCACGGACATCCCCAGTGCCAAAAGTAACGCTAAAATTGAACCCGCAGATGATCCAGATATTTCCTTCACATCTATGAGTTTGGATTCAAGTGCTTTGAGAGACCCAATCAACGAATAGATACCCATTGATGCGGGACCCAAAACAAGGTACTTCATCCTCCTATTTAATAGAATTGAGGAAATTGACGACGCAAAAGCGCGAAGATCACAGCGAAAACGATCGCATGGGTGAACGCCGCAGGAATGCTCGTTTGTCCGGATCGGAGAAGACCGCCAGAACCTGGGGGAATAGTCAAGAGGAGACCTGGGCTGAGCGCCAAGAAGAGAGTGGTTGTGACGATCAAATCGGTCTTCGTCAAAACGAGACCCATCGCCTTCGCGATGAGACTGTAGACGAGGAAGAACACGAGCGCGTGGAACATGGTGGCCATTTGGGAGGTCTTTCCGTTTGTGAACTTGAGAGAACGCCCGTCGGTGGTCAAGAGAACACCGGGGCTGAGCGCCAAAAAAAGAGCGGCTGGAATGGCAACTTTTTGGGAGGTGATATCTGGGAGCATGGTTAATATATAGTTATATTATTTTGCTTAGTATGCTCTGCTGCAAACTTAACCCAATGATCAAATGTAGCACCGGGCATGAATTCATCATAGAGACCTGTATCTTCCAAGTATTCTTGGATATGTCTCCAGATATACGACAAATTTGATTCATACGGAATCCAAACAAAGTCGCAATCACCATGGTGTTCATTGTAACAAAACTCCGCGAAATCGGAAAATGTACATTCCGTCATCAGTGTGTGTTCAAGGAATGCATCGTGAATAAGTTGTTCAACGCGTCTCCACAATTCCCATAGTTCATCTGAGTATTTGATTTGCCAATCTTCAACACTGAGATGAATGTCATCTTCAAATTCTTCTTCATCGCTTGGGAGAACATCATATCCCGCCGTAGCTTCGTAAACGTATTGACTCCAAACCATGGTTATTACTTATCTTCGTTCTCGAGCTTCTCTTTTATCCCAGTTAATGAGAGTGAGGTTGATTCTTTTACTTTAATAGTGTCCTGGATGGCATTAAGAGCCCCTTCCAATTTGGCTTCATCACCACCAAAAAATGTGAGAAGACCTTCACGGATTGCATCTTTATTCATAGATCCCTTGCGGACAGATTTACGAAGGCTGATCTTGCCTTTCCTGAGGTTAATGGTATCAATGCCCTGGTCAATCATGTGTCGCTTCACAGACTCCTTGAGTCTCTTCTCTTCTTGATTAAGGATTTTGATATCAGATTTTGCTTCAGAAAGTTGTTTTGAGAGCTCCACAAGCTTGGAGACGCTCTCGGAAAGTTCATTGGGCACTGACATTATTTACATAAAGCTAAGGTCTAATCTTTAAGCGAAATTTAGCACAAGGAGCGCATCATGGTATCTGGAACGATGGTAGAGTTGTTCCAAACAAATGGCTCTTTGGCATTTGGTGGTTCCGAGCGAATTTGCTGGTTCGCGTTGCGAAGAGCACCGCCAACTGATTCTGGGAAACCGATTTGCTGACGTGGCTCGAGGAAGTTTTGGCCCGCGAGGATGTCTTCTGGGGCAAATTCACCAAAGTCTTCGGCAGACGCAACCTCGCGTGGGAGGAGGGAGGACGCCAAACCAACACCCTTGTCCATACCGCAACCATTTTGGGCTGGAGCCGCGGCTGGACCCGCAGCTGGCGCCATCTCGAGCATGGAGTATTCGCGTTCACGAATTGAATAAGCAGATTTGTTGTTCATAGTGAAGAGCAAGTAGACCAACACGGCGACCGCGGCCAACATCATGAGGTTTTGAGCACGACCCTTCTTCATCATCTTTTATATATGATCAACAATTTTTTTATTCCTCAACCTCATCAACAAAGGCATACTCTTCTGGGTATGTGTCCAAAATTGGGTCTGGATGAACTCTGACCTGGACAACATTCCATGAGGAACCGAAAGATTTTTTGGCAAACCAGAGACCGGCAAATTCCAAAATCACATCACAAACTTTACCCGCTTGAACATTTTCAATGTCAACAGATTCTTGTTGCGCGTTGAATGCCTTGGTGACTTCAATGCGTTCGCCTGTGACTTGACCGTCGGCGACACTGGAAGTGTATGCACCTTCAATCACTTTTTCGGAAAGTTGCTTTCCGAACCAAGTTTCACAATTTTCACGAGCCGCTTCAAGGTTGAGGGTATCAATCGCCCCAATCTTCTGAACATTAGCTTCACTCGCAAGTTCAAAAACGATGTCACCTGAGACATCATCAACCTTTACTTTATTCAATTGAACTAGGCATTTTCGCTTGCTATCATTGAGAGCTTTCACGAAATAGAGTCCATCATCACCTTTAGCTGGAGCGTTGTACAACATATTATGTGTAAATTGCGTCTCAATTCTTTAACCCAATAAAGGGTATCATAGCGGCCTTCTTTATAATTGAGCGAGGCACCCATTTGTCACGCGCTGGTTTATATCCATACAATAACTTAGTATAGTCAATCCCAGGTGGAATGTTTTTACCCGCAGTTGGTCTGTAGTTGTATTCATTCTTCACATACGACTTTGAGGTATTCTTGACCCACTCCCGTTTGTTGAGGTTGAACCGCTGGTTTCCATGAGTCTTTGCGTAGCCTGGGATGTTTAGGTTTGGCACAGATGTTTTCACACCATACACGAGTTGTTTGGAGAGGCGCTCTTCCCGGGGCTTTGTTGTAAACTCCATGTAACGCGTTGGATCCAT